TGGTGCGTCTGACCCATATTTAGTTACAATTGTTGTAGCCATTGTTTAATTCCTTTAGTAAGTGCCGCCTGAAAGCGTACCTGTCGTCATGTTGTCTGCGTTTAGTGTTGAGTTACTCTGTAAAGCTGAGTCAGCCTTAGTACCTTGGGCTGCTGTAGCGTAGGCTGAAGAAGCAGTCGTAGCGGCTGTCCCTAGACCTAATGTAGTCCTTGCTGCTGCAGCATCTGCATCATCAATCAAGGTCCCACCAAAGGTTGACACTGCGGAAGCTGCCAGAGCTGCATCTGCTGTAGTACCTTGGGCTGCTGTGGCGTATGCACTGGCTGCTGTGGTAGCTACTGTGCCTAAGCCCAATGTAGTCCTAGCTGTTGCTGCGTCTGCATCGTCAACTAAGGTTCCGCCAAAGGTTGAGATTGCGGATGCTGCTACTGCGTCAGTAATACCGTAGCCACTGAGTGTCGTAGGCTTACCCTGTAGTTCAGCAAAGGTTAGCCCGGAACTTGCGTCAACCCAAGCAGAGCCATCGTACACCCTCATTACGTCTGTGTTTGAATTGTAGTACAAAGCACCAGTAACTAGAGCATTACCGTCGTTGTCCACAGTGGGGTCAGAAGTCTTACTGCCTAAGTACCTGTCGTCAAAAGAGTCTAGGGCTGCTGCTGCTGACGCTGCACTGCTTGCTGCGGATGTGGCGCTTGAGGCTGCTGCTGTAGCAGAGCTGCCAGCATTAGTTGCAGAAGTTGCAGCATTGGTTGCAGAAGTTGATGCCTCACTAGCTTTGGTTGTTGCTGTGGACTGACTTGAGGATGCTGATGTTGCACTAGAGGCTGCTGCTGTTGCGCTTGACGCTGCCGCTGTTGCACTGGACGCTGCTTCAGACGCTTTAGTTGTTGCTGTAGAGGCGCTGCTGGTAGCACTGGTGGCACTAGAGGCTGCTTCAGACGCTTTAGTTGTTGCCGTAGACGCACTACTGGTAGCACTGGTGGCACTAGAGGCTGCATTGGTTTCTGCCGTTTCTGCGTTAGTTTCTGCTGTTTCAGCATTGGTTTCCGCAGTTTCAGCAGCGGTTTTAGCTACTACTGCTGCTGCCTGTGCTGTCTCAGCAGCCGTCTTTGAAGTAGCTGCGGCAGTAGCTGAAGCAGCAGCGTCTGTGGCTGAACTAGCAGCTTCATTTGCTTTAGTTGAAGCAGTCGAGGCATCAGTGCCAACTTGGGACGCTACAGCGTCTGTAGTTGCGTCACCAGTACCTCCAGTACCTCTAAAGATACCCATAGACTGCTCCAGCTAAAGAAAACAATATAAGAAAAATAGGGGGCCTCGAAAGACCCCCATAGAGTTCATTACTACGCAGAAGGTACTGCGAGAACGAAACCAGCTTCAGGACGATACACCTGAACACCGTACAGGCAATCAGCCGTGTACAGAGTTGACAAGTATTCCTGCTTGTACTGGGTTTGTGAACGTACTGTCTGCTGCTCTGCAAGAACGATAGCGTCCTTGTGGAACAACATTGCCGCACGAGTGTCTACAGAAGCTGCACTGTTCTGAGCTGCAGTTTCGATAGTTGCACAGTTAGCAGAAACGTAAACGTCTACGCCGTACAAGTTACCAATAAGACCAGACTGAACTGCTTGGCCGCCTACGAAGTCAGAAGACACGTAACGGTCAATGCCCATGATGGCGTTTCGAGTAGCGGGTGGGATAACAAGTACACGACTTTCCATCGGTACGTTATTGTCGTCCAGCTTTTGAATCATATCACGGAAAAAACGGTCAGTAAACTCGTCTCCGGCAACACCGTCAATAGTGTCGTCAGTGTACTGAGTTGTAGTGTTATTGGTGTTCATGAAGCAACCAGTGTGCTGGTAGTCTGTAGGCGCTACAGAGCCAGAGAACACAATGGAACCACCGTCGCCAAAACCAGTACCACAAGAGTGGAGGTCAGAGTCGATTTTAGTAGCCAGAGCGTAGCCAGCGTCTTCAGTGTAGAACTGTCGCAAGCTGTTTAGAGCCTGTACTTCTACGATGTCTTCAATGAGTCTTGAGTACTCAAAGTGTCTATCGATGTCAACAGTCAGTTCGCCTTCAGTGTTAGCAATGATAGTAACTGCAGTATCAGCAGCCTTAGCATTTGCGTCTCCACGTACTGGCTTAGGAATGTGAAGCTTGTCACCTTTCTTGCCACTCATAGCGAGCTTCTTGACAAGTGGAGCCATCTTCAGGTTCTTCTGGTAAGCAGCAATAATCTCGTCGCTCCAAATTTCTGGAATAAACGTAGCCGCTTCAGTCTTTGCAGTATTACCCGCTGCACCGGGATATGTAGCAGTAGCCATTAGTCTTAATCTCCTTTAGATTATTTGACTCGACCCTCGCTATAAGCTCTTAAAATCTCCTCAGATAAAGCTTGGTAACGCTCAGGGTCTGTTTTCATTAGTTTAATGATGTCGGCCCTACGATACACTTTCTTACGACTCCCTTCAGCACTGCCTCGTGCATTGCCTGTATTAGCTGCCTTAATCTGCTGCTTACGTGCTTGTTTCTCAACTTGCACTGTCTGCTGTGCTACTGTCTTACGCTCCTTCCAGAGTGAAAACAGTTCGTCAGCAGCTTCCGCGTCATATTGTTGGTCAGCTTCTACAAACAACTTTGTCCTAACCTTTGAAGCTTGTATCCACTCAGCAAACTTAGGGTCCTTAAGGATGCCCTGCATGTCTGGATGCTTATTAGTAAGCGTTGCCAGAGATGATTGTTTTTTGTACTGAGCAGAGTACTCTTGAGCTTCTCTGATTTTAGGATGATTATCAATAGCACGATTAACGGCTGCTTGAGGGTCTGTAAAGTAGTCTATATCGTCTTCAGGCTCAACGTACTGTTGAGGTGCTGGTTGTGGTGATTGCGTTGAAATGTAATCGTCCACTACCTTACGAAGTTCTCCTACTTCAGAGGACTGACGACCTAAAAGCTTCTCAGCCTCTTGGTGCATCTGTACCACTTCTCCCAGAGACTTACCTTGGTACTTCTCCGGTACTGTAGGTTCTGATTGAGGTTGCTCAACTACCTGTTCTTCTTCTTGGTGTTGAATCTCTTGTACTTCGTTTTCTATGGTTTCTTCTGCAATTTCCTCTTCAGGTTGCATGTCAACCATTGTCGCTTTAGACATAATCAAACTCCGTGAACTTTGTCATTATGGAGACTAGGGTTTTCTACCTGCTTGTTCGTGTTCTTTTACCCACTTCATGTGTCTACCGGGGAAGTCCCCAGTGTGTCCATCAAGTATAAAAGCCGGGGCAGACAGCATTTTTGTAGCACTAGCACCACACTCGCACCTACTGACTGAGGTACTAGAGTCTACAAATTTCTCATATACGTGTCCGTTGTCACAACGAAAGTCGTATACTTTAATCATCTACTTCTTCTTCCTCTTCTGCTTGTTCTCTGGCTACTGATATAGTATTCTCCAGATTAATCACAGAAGCTAAGGCGGCAACTTGGCCCTTTCTAAAGTAGAAGTCTTCAGTGTCCTTAACTGTCTGAATGTCAGCTAAAGATACTGCATTGGAGGAAAGCTCTTGAACGAGTTGTTTAAAACCTTCAGAATTGAAGAGTTCGTTGTAGTTGTCGAAGTAAGTTTCAAGCTCAGGCTTCATAGTTTCCCTTTGTTTATACTACAGTTATAGTATAGCATGTTTTTAGTTAAAAGTCAAGTGTTATTTAGCGGCCCTTTTTCATAGGCTTCTTCTTCTTTTTAGCTGCTTTCTTAGCTGCTGTTTTACCTTCTTTGGTGTATGGGTACTTCACTCCTCCTACTTTAGGCATTACTTTTTCCTCTTCTTGGTTGATTTAGCTGCTTGTTTAAAAGCTTTTGCGGTAGGTGCGCCTTTGGCACCTTTTTTACGCATCTTCTCTTTACTACCTGCTGCAATACGCTTACGCTTTGCATGGATATTGTCATATAGACCTGCCACTACCACTTCTCCTTGTTTGCCCAGTACGCTGCTGACATCTTACCTTTTGCAATATTTGCACCATGACGTGCTTTAAATGACTTGCGTCTGGCTTTATCTTTCTCAGACTTAGGGGCTTTACCCGCACCGCTGACTCCCTGTTGTCCAAAACGTATGGTTTTAATCTTGTCTCCCTCTTTGGCCACTACTACGTGTGACTTAGTAGGGTGGCTAGGAGTCCTCTTTGGCTTGTTAAACCCGCTTACTCCGGCCCTTTCCAGTCTTGGGTCCTTCTTCTTTGGCATTACTAAGCTCCTCTAGTTGGCGTTTCAAACCTGCTAACTCCTCCCAACGGGGCTGGAGAAACCTGTCTACTTGGGCCATCAGGCCTTGGAGTTCTTTGTCTGTCAACATTTTCTTTCCCTTTTACTTGTCGTTCTTTGAGAAGAGTGTCTGCTACGCGCATACGTCGTTCAAACTCTTTGTCTTCTTGGTCTCCTTCACGGAGGTTTCTAGTGATTGCATTAATACGGTCAATCTCCAGTTCCATAGGTACAGCCTGTGCTTCAGCAGCCAGCTTAGTAGCCCTAGCGGAAGACTCTTGAGCCTGTGCGCCTAGTGCTGCTGTCTGGGACTGCTGGAACTCAAGCTGTGCCTGTTGTGCTACCTGAGCCATCTGCTGTGCTTCTGGGTTAGGCTGCGAAGCTTGCTGCATTGCTGCAATAAGTTCTTCACGATTAGACAAGTTCATGTTGTCTATGATGGACTGTATTAGCGTATTGTACAACGGAGAGTCCTTCTCCATAGTCTGTAGTAGTTGTACTAGCTGTGTGACTTCGTATTCCCTAGCGATGATGCCTAAGCTGCTCGTAGCGTTAAACTTGTAGTCAGCCACTGGGTAACTCTCAGGGTCAAACTGCATGTAACGGTAGGCTGCTTTCTTGACAAAAGGTATCAGGAAGGACTGCTGGAAGTTAATAAGTGTACGCTTATGACGCTTAATGATAGCGCCAAGAGACATACTAATACCAGCAGCCGTCGCTTCTCCATTGACTGAACCCGCAATACCTGCTGAATCCACAGCACCAGTAGCTTGTTGTACCATCTGCTGTAAAGCACTCGCCTGAGCAAAGGTAATTTGCCCAACTTGGCCAAAGTTAAACGGTTGTAGAACTTCACGTGGGTCTCCATTAGTTAGAATCATCTTACCCGGACGTACTTCCGGTTTAGCACCACGTGGTAACCTAGTAGCGTCTACAGCAAGCATAGGGTGTATCGTGAGGCTTAGAGCGTCAATCCTAGCACGTAACTCAGTGTCAAGTGCTTTCTGGGAGTTGTAACCTTTTTCACATACGCCACGACCCCAGAACCTTCCGGGTACTACGTCCCAAGGAAAAGCTACTACAGGTCTGTCCTGCATCATGTAAGGGTTAGCCTCTGCTTTCAACAGGACTCCACCATTGGCAATCACTACTACCGCTTCTACGTACTTAGACTTAGATTTAGACTCTATAAGCTCTA